GATAATCTCTATGCGCCATTCCTACCCCTACTGGGGGAAAACTCCTTACAAATGGTGGGCGGAGCTTCCTTAGATATACCTCCTTCTTATACTGCTGATGTTCAGGTTGCTGTTAGCTTCGAGCATGAGTACTCTAATTTAGTCGGAGATAATAATGCTTGGGGTTATAGAATTTTTGGGGGTAGTTCTCATGTGTCAATAGATGTTGACTGTGGATTTATGAATAGCCTTACCTCTTACACAATCCTCGACCTTGGTAATGCGGGGCAAGCAAACTGGAATGCTTTGGATGGTACCACAGGACAGACTAAATCTGTTGGGAGTACTATTAGCACAACAGACATTATTAACATACCTGTTAATTCGGTTATACCCGGGGTCACTTACATAGTAAAATCATTAGGGCTTACCCCTCAAGAAACCTGGAATAACATGGCTAACACATTTGCTAAAGATGCTAGTACTTGTGTTGTTGGGCAAACCTACTTTATTAATAACGTTGGTAACACAAACTGGAATAACATGGCCGGTACAACTGGTGTGACATACAATACTAACGATCGGTTTATTTGTGTGAATACAGGCTCAGGCACCGGTACAGCAAGTGTTCTATACGTCCCCGGAGAGTTATTCTCTGCTACTACTACAGGAACAGGAACAGGAACTGTTGATATATACCAAGGTGATGGTAAAGTCCATGGTATTGGTCTCCATATTATAAACCAACGTTTTCTACCACCAATGGGACAAGAAACCGACTACGCTACTGTTGTAAGCGTTATTAAAGGTATTGAAAACAATAGATTTCTTAATGGAAATCCTGTAGGATCGAACTTTAATGTATATATATACTGGTTGGGACAATCTGGTGAGATTAAACTTCTTAACTGTATTTCTTCTATATTTGCGAGGTTCAAATGATTTATATTTTGTATAATAACAAAGAAGAAATTCTAGGTACATCACGTAATCGTGAGTGGCTTGAGAGAGTTTTAGAAGAAGGTCAACTTATCGCAGAATTCCCTTATAACGTTAAGCCTAAGGATCTAACCTTTTCTAACGGAGTTCTAGTAGAAAAAGAACAAGACGTCATGATTAAAGAGGAGAACAAGCGCCGAAAAGAAGAAGAATGGCGCGTATTTAGACTAAAACGTGATAAAAAGCTAGCAGCTTCGGATAAATTCTTGTTACCAGATGTGGAATCAGACAAGAAAGCTTGGACTGATTACAGGAAAGCTCTTAGAGATCTGCCTGACAACATACTTAATCCAAAGGCTCCAGCTTGGCCTGAACCCCCTAAAAAGGAAAAAGTTAAAGGAAGAGATAAATTATGACAAAAACAGGATTTGTTCTGTCTAAGCGCTCCCGCGATCGTCTCGCGGGGGTGCACCCCGATCTAATTCGCGTTGTATATCTTGCCCTAAGCGAGTACTCCACAGAGGACTTTGCTGTAATTGAGGGTATGAGGTCTAGAGAAAGGCAGCGTCGTTTAGTTAGTGAAGGGAAATCAAAGACAATGAACAGCCGTCACCTTGTTGGTATGGCTGTTGATCTAGCTTGGTGGGAAAACGGTAACATTAGTTGGAATACTGATAACGTTAAGTCATTCTACAAAGTAGACCACGCGGGCAAGTATGAAGGATATCAAGCAATTGGTGTTGCTATGAGGCTAGCTGGTCAGAAACTAGGTGTGCCTATTCGTTGGGGCGCTGACTGGGATGGTGATGGTCAACACACAGACCACAGCTTTATTGACTGGGTACACTTCGAGATTCCAAAGGGAGCGCCGGGGTATGACCGATAAGATTGAAACAGGGGAAAAAGCCCCTAATCTTGTTAAAAAGAAATTCACTGAAAAGCAAGGACCCCGAAAAAAGACCTACAAGCGCGAGTTCACAGGTGGAACTTTTATTGCTTGTCTAGGTTGGGGTATGTTTTCCGGTGATACTTCTTTTCTGGAAACAACTTTCACGCCCACTCTAGCCGCTGTTTGCGCGGCACTTGGATTGCATGAGATCACAGAAAATGTGGCAAGACGTGACAAAGTTAAGTATGAAGAAGGGTGGGAATGATATGCCAATCAAAACTATCTTAATTGCTATCGCGGTTGTTATTGCACTAGGGGGCACTGTATTTGGTGCTTTGAGGTACGTTAGAACTGCAGAGCGGAGTGAAATTACTATTGAACTTCAGGAGAACCAGAATGAACGCAGGAAGAAAATCAATGAGTCTCTTCGCCTTGCTCCTAATAACGTTAACGACAGCTTGCAGTACCTCCTTGACAGGAGCAATTAATCCAGAGGCTTCAGATGGGGCTATTTGTGAAACGTTAGAAGAGCCAGTTGGTAATTTAGCTGAATCTCTTCTAAGGTATAATGAGCAGACCCATCCGAATGTCATCATTACAGCGGTAAGAGTTATCAAAGGGTTCGATACCGGTTGTGATTAATATCTTAGCAGAAGGTTAATGAAAAACCTTTGTTTTCATCAAGATAAATACGATGCGTTAAAGAAGAGGAAAAAAGAAAATTTAAAGAATCCTAACTAGGGACCTTACTGACGAGATCGGAGTCAGTAGGAGGCTAAATTTAGACAAAACTCATGGTTTTAGGATAGATAAGTCTTTGTAAATAAAGACATAAATAGGTGACGTTAAAGAGAGGGGAAAACCCTTAAGAGTCCCGACTAGGGGCCTTACTGACGAGATCGGAGTCAGTAGATGCTAAGAAAAGACCCTAAGAGGATCTCTCTTGAATCGAAAGCATTGTTGTTTGTTGATAGCTTAAACAAGTACTTTTAAAGAGCCTCAAGCCTTAGATCTCAAGAGAGGATCCTACAGCAGACAAAAACATAAATACGATGTGTTAAAGAAGAGAAAACCCTTTAATTTAAGGTAATTTAAGCAGAAAGGAGGGCCGGACATGGCCAAAATTACTCTCTCGACCTCTGTAAACAAGTCGAGTGTGGGTACTCCGTCCTATCAATACGATTCTATTAGATCGACTTGGGCGAAGTGCCGAGCTGTGGTCCGAGGCCAAGAGGCTGTAAAGGCCCACGATGAGATTGTTCATGACATTGATCATGATGGCAATAAGAAGAACATCTTGCTTCCTTTCTCGCCTACTATGGATCAAAATCAATACAATTTCTATAAAGATGAAGCTGAACTACCGGGGGTTACTGCTCAGTACGCTCGTTCAATGACTGGTGCTCTATTAAGAAAAGAATCTAATCTTGAACTTCCTGATGAAATTCCAGAGACTCTAAGGATGGAAATGATTGACTGGATTAGACACAGATTTACTTCTGATAATCAGTCTTTGTTTCACTTTCTTGATGACGCAGTCTGGGAAGAGATGCAAACTTCATATTCATGGATTTATGTTGATGTTCCTTCTGTATCCCCAGAAGAAACTGAGAACATGACTCCAAAGCAGGCAAACTATGTAAAGCCTTATCCTTCTCTTATTTCAGCAGAGAATGTGATCAACGTTATTGAGGGATATCATCCCGTTACAGGCCTACCGGCTATGACACGGTTTATTACTCGTTTTTATACTCCGGTATACAAAAATGACAACCCTTGGCATCCTACCTTAGTCAGTACCGTAAGAGATCATTACATTGATAGGGAAGGTTTTCTAGTTGTTGATGAGTATCGTAAAGAAAATAATTCTACAGCCACTGCTCAAGGTGGAGAAATTACTGACAACAGTCTTAAACCCGGAAAAGAAGGGATTGAAGAGACTGGTTATGAACTTTATAAAATCTTTAAACCACAACAGTTTGGTAAGCGTCTTGCACGTATCCCTGCTTGGCCTCTCGACGGTGAAACTCATATTGAAGAGCCTATCCTATTAACCTTTGTTAACCGAGAAATTGGCCTTTACAATAAGATCTCTAGGCGTAACCACTTGATGTATGGCGCATCTACCTACACACCTATCTTTATAGGAGACATTGAAGAGGGTGAACAGCAGAAGATTGCTAGCCAAGGTTTAGGTACTATGATGTTCCTTCCTAGCGGTGTTACAGCGGATGTTCTCACTCCTCCTACCGCTGCTCTTAGCGATATGAAGGACTCTATTGAACAAACTCTAGAGGAACTAGCTAAGCTGGGTATTCGTATGCTTGCCCCAGAGACAACAGAGTCGGGTATTGCACTAGAGCTTCGTAACTCATCACAGACAGCTACTCTTGGTACTCTTAATATGAAGATTTCTAATACCATGCGGTCTGTTATTGCGTTTATGATTAACTGGCGCTACGATCTTGAACTAACAGCAGAAGATATTGACTTTGCTATGTCTAAGGACTTTAGTCCTCAGGCTCAGGGTGAAGTTGGTATGCGTCTTGTTACAGAGTGGTACCAGATGGGCCTTATTCCTCGTTCTGTCTTTATTAATATCGCTAAGGAGAATGATTTCATTCCGGGCGACTACAACGATGAAGAGGGTGTAAGCGAGATTAGGGCTGACCCTGTAGCCCAAATGGCTCGATCTATGAATGACTACGGTGGACAAGTACAAGAATAAGGATAACTGGGCGAGGAAAATCTTTAACCGGGCGAGGTTCGAGTCCTCCCTCTCCCACCAAGTTTCGCGCGGTGGTGTAATGGTAACACGCGGCCCTCATAAGGCCTGTACTAGGGGTTCAACTCCCCTCTGCGCAACCATATTCGATATCAGGAGATATACAATGAAAGACAACATTGATACAGCAAAGGAAAAAGTCATCGAAGCAAAAGATGGGGTGAAAGCTTGGTATAAGACTAAATCGCTTGGCCAACTTGTAGGTGGTGGGGCAATTGCTTTTGTGATCTTTCTTGCTCTCATCACTGTATAGACTAATAGCTTAGTGGCTGACTGGTAACACATGTAGGTTCGAGTCCTACCTAAGCTGCCACTATTTATATTTACCCGATTAGCTCAGAGGTAGAGCGGCTGGTTTACACCCAGCGACAGCAGAGGTTCAAATCCTCTATTGGGTACCAAATTTGTCGTTGGGCCAAAAAGTAAAGCAATGGATTGCAAACCCACGGTAATCGGGGCAGTACCGATAACGACATCCATAGGTCAAATGCCTTTCAAGAAAGCATTCAGTGTAGCAGACACTAGAAGACTTTGTTATTTATTCTGTTAGCTGGGTTAACACAGCGGGTTCGTGCCAGACCTTAACTTTGGCACAGTGAGAGTGTGTTGTAACGGTAGCATACGGGCCTCCAAAACCTTGTGGTTCGGGTTCGAATCCTGACGCTCTTGCCACACGTATAGAGAGTAACGCGTCTAGGTAGACGTGAACGTTTGCTAAACGGGAGCACCGAGAGGTATGGGGTTCAAGTCCTCTGCTCTCTGCCATTTATGAACATTAGGAAGGTGAAGCAGCTGGGGGGTCCGGCGACTAGTCTTGAAAACTAGGTCACATGAAAGTGTGTGGGGATCGTGCCCTCCGCCTTCCGCCATATTAAAATAAGGAGAAAAGATGATGGAAAGAGTAACCATCCAATTTACTAAGGAAACCCTCATTCAACGCTACAAAGGACCGGTAGCTGAGTGGTTTTTAGCAGGAGACTTTTAATCTCTAGACGTGGGTTCGATTCCCACCCGGTTCTCCAATTTTTCTATCTGGGTGTAGCTTAGTCTGGCCAAAGCGTCTGGTTTGGGACCAGAAGACCGTAGGTTCAAATCCTTCCACCTAGACCAAGCCGACATAGCTTATCGGGTAAAGCAATGGTTTTGTAGTCCATCGTGCGGGGTTCGAGTCCTCGTGTCGGCTCCATTTAATTTCAACAGTCTATGCATTTGCATGACGTTACTACATAAGAAAGGTTATTCATATGTTTAGACACTTCCAACAAACTACACATTCCTTGCGACATTTTATCTCTTAAAACGTGGATCGGTAGCTCACTGGTAGAGCGGTAGGTTGAAGCCCTGCGCGTAGGAAGTTCGATTCTTCCCCTTTCCACCACTAATTACACGGTACCATTCCCCACTGACGTAATTGGTAACCGTACGGCACTTAAACTGCCGGTTCTCCCGGTTCGAGTCCGGGGTGGGGGACCATGCGGGTATGGCGAAATAGGTAGCCGCGCTAGGTTTAGGTCCTAGTGTTTTAAAAGACGTGGGGGTTCGACTCCCTCTACCCGTACCAATTTAATAATCAATGTCTTGTAGCTCAACTGGTTAGAGCGTACGACTGATAATCGTAATATCTGGGTTCGAGTCCCGGCAGGACCACCATACATAGGATTAAGCTAGGATACGACACACACAAACTATAAGCATTATACACTGATCCGTAGTTCAACAGGATAGAACAGTTGACTTCTAATCTTCAGGTGAGGGTTCGAGTCCTTCCGGGTCGGCCATAGTTACAAATTGGGGTGACATGTTCC